TTTGTTGTACCTGGTGGTACATCTAAATCGTAATCAACATTAATCATCATAATGTCGTCGCCAGCAGTAGTTGTTATAGTACCGCCCTGTCCAATGTTATCATGTGATCCGTAATAAAATGTTGTTGGCGCTGAATCGTTTAATTCAATTTTTACTTGTCGAGTAGTTGCACCTGTAAATCCAAGTTTGTAATTGGCCTTAGTTACTGATACATCATCAAGCAAGTAAGTTACACCTGTTGTATATTCTTCTCCGCTGATAGCACCACTTACAGCACCATCGGCTGTGTTACTGAATACAAGTGGACTTAGGTATCCACCATATGATGAATTAGTAGCATCAGTTTGATCAAATGTGTATGTACTACCTCTTGCTAACGTAAGTGGTTTTTGTTCTACACCATCAAGGTAGTAAGCACCCATTGCTAACCCACCGCCAGTGTCAAAGCCTACTGTAACGGTTATTGTTGCACCCGGATTAACTGTTGGGACGTTCCAACTAACTCCGTCACCTCTACGAATCTTTAAACTATCATTAACATTGTCTGCTTCAAGTCGTTGTTCGAGAGTTGACCCATCGGGTGAATAAAGTTTGATGTATCTAAATATATCGTAAATTGCTGTCGGCATTTCAGTATTGTTCCTATTAACAGTAGTATTTATTAAATAATTGCATGTTAGTAGTAGGCAACGGAGAAAGCCGTAGAGGCATCGTATTAGACCACTTAATGGTTCCTAAAGTAGGCTGTAATGCTATCTTTAGAGAAGCAAAAGTGCTTCATATTGTGTGTTGTGATCAACGCATGGCCCAAGAAGCAGTCAATAACTTTGTAAACTTAAAGTCAGGTATTTGGACACGCTTAGATTGGTTAGAACATTTTAGAGGAAAACACAATGTAAATTGTGTTCCTGGACTATGGTATGCAACTGATGAAAAACGTGATCAACCTTTCCATTGGGGAAGTGGATCGTATGCAGTATTAATTGCTTGTATGCAATCTGAACACAATGATACCGTTGACTTGTTAGGTTTTGACTTGTATGGTATTGATAACAAAGTAAACAATATGTTCAAAGGCTCACGTAACTATGCAGATGCAGATTCAAAAGAAATTGACCCTTCTTTTTGGATACATCAAATAGGCAAAGTTATGGAACACTACTCTGCTAAGAAGTTTAGAGTATTCAATAAAGAAGGTTGGCAAATGCCTGATAAATGGAAACTTGATAACGTAGAATTTTACAACATTGAGGAACTTGAGAATGTCCTATAATCAAGAAGACCTTGCACTATTTCCTACACTTGTAAGTGCATTTGATCTAAGCGGTCATTCACAGATACAAACATGTCTTGATATAATTGAAAAAGCCGAAACCGGAGACCATGCATTAATACTTGGTGGCAAAAGTAGTTTTATTAAAGGCGACGAAGAATTTTTATTTAACTCTGAACTTACAAAATTAAGAACTGATATCCAAAACTGTATTGACAGTTATGCAAAAACCGCAGGACTTGAACCAACCATTTTAGGAACAAGTTGGTTTAACATAATGGCCGAAGGTGGACAAGTTGATAAACATAGACACGAAGGTAGTGTTGTTAGTGGAGCATTTTATCCACATGTTGAAGAAGACAGTTGTCCATTAATTTTTGAATCGCCGTTAAGACCTTTGAGAATGAATGATGTATTTGATGCACAAAATTCATTCAGTAGTTACTTTGCAAGTTGCAAACCAAGAACAGGATTGCTATTAATATTTCCAAGTTGGCTTGAACACAAAACTGATCCAAATACTTCAACAAAACGAATCACAGTAAGTTTCAATACTATGCGTAAGAATTTGATTCCACTTGTTGCCGCGAAGATGCACCATTATGGTAACTTTCCGGTTGACAAGGATGATTAATTATTGTATAATTAGTACATGAATAAAGAGGACTTAAAGACGTCGACCCTCTCTAAATACTCCGCCGTTACACATATAGGAGAAAATAATGGGAAAACATTATAGCACAAAACATTACGGACATAACATTGGGTTGAGTGCCGTCTTTAGACAACCAAACGCAGATCATTCACACTGTCATTTGTTACATGGGTATTCATTAGCATTTACATTTACATTTGGTTGTGATGAATTAGATAACAAAAATTGGGCAGTAGACTTTGGCGGACTGAAACAAGTCAAAGCATGGCTTGAAGATCATTTCGATCATAAAGTAGCAGTTGACATCAACGATCCACATATGGATAAGATGAAAGAACTTGAAGCACTTGACCTTGCAGAGATTAGAGTCTTTGATGGTGTTGGTGCAGAGAAGTTTGCCGAACATGCCTTTAACTTTGCAGACAAACTGATTAGAGAAAAAAGCAATGATCGTTGCTATGTTGTAAAAGTTGAATGTGCAGAACATGGTGCCAACTCAGCAATCTACGAAGGATAACTAATGAAGAACTATGTTGTATGCCTAAAGTGGGGCGACAAGTATAGTGCAGATTATGTTAACGTGTTAGCCAACATGGTAGCACGTAATACCACAGTACCTTACGAGTTTGTTTGCTTTACAGATAACAGTAATGGTATTCAAGCAGGTATAAGAGTATTGCCACTACCTAACTTACCAATAACAGGTTGGTGGTACAAACCTTACTTCTTTTGCCCACAACTTCCAATCAAAGGTAATTTACTTTACTTTGATCTTGATGTTATTATTTTTAATAACATTGACAATCTCTTTACGTACAATCCAGATTATTTTTGTATTATAAGAGACTTCAATAGACACCTTAGACCAGACTGGAAGAAGATGAATAGCAGTGTGTTTAGATTACGATCCGGAACACAAGAACATGTATGGACGCAGTTTGAAAAAGATAACTTTGTAGTTACTAAAAGATTACACGGAGACCAAGATTGGATTTTCAATCAAGTACGTGATACTTTTTGTTTCTGGCCAGATGAATGGATACAAAGTTACAAATGGGAAATGCGTAACAAGCCGCCAATGAGTAGAATCAATGGTGTTCGAAACTTTAATGTACCTGGCGAACCTATTATAAAACCTCAAACAAGTGTAGCAGTGTTTCACGGAGAACCACACCCTCACAATAGTGTCGACCAATGGTGCAAGGACAACTGGAAATAATGAAATTTGTTTTTGACGTAGATGGAACTCTTACCCCCAGCCGCTCTCCTATTAATAAAGAATTTGAAGAATGGTTTTACAACTTTACTAATAGACACAAAGTCTATCTTGTTACAGGTAGCGACTATGAAAAAACTATAGAACAATTAGGCGAACGTATATGTGAGTCTGTTGACACAGTTTATAATTGTAGTGGTAGCAGTGTATGGAAACAAGGTAAAAATGTTTACAACAATGATTGGCATTTGCCAATAACTGAAAGATCATTTTTATTGCAGTGCTTATCTAAAAGTAAATTTGTATTGCGTACAGGATTACACATTGAAGAACGTAAAGGTATGATTAACTTTAGTGTTGTAGGTCGTAATGCTACATTAGGTGAACGTAAATTATACGTCAAGTGGGACACTGAACAGAAAGAGCGTAATCGAATTGCGTCAGAGTTTAATAGTATGTTTCCTAATTTGGTTGCAACCGTAGGAGGTGACACTGGTATAGACATTAGTCCTCGTGGCAGTGATAAAAGCCAAATACTAAGAGATTTTGATAAAGAAGAAATTGTATTTTTTGGAGATGCCATGTACGAAGGCGGTAACGACTATCCGTTGGCAAAAGCAATACTTGACAACTGTATAGGAAGATGTTATACTGTTAACAGTTGGAATAGAACATGGGATATATTAAAAGATTATGATTAAACGTATAGGTTTCGCATGTAAGTACATGCACCCTGATCAAACACAAAAGAAGAAGTTGTTAGAAGAAATACAACGACCTTTGAATACTCGTTCAACAACTGTACAATGGTTGAACAGACAAACAAGGGAAGTTGCCGAGCAACGACTGTGGGACATTATGGTTCACAATATACAGAGTTATTGGAACCTTATTAACTATGTAGGAGGACTACCAAATGAACGTAGAATGGTTAGGTTGGGAAGTGACGTCCTGCCTGTTTATACTCAGTCTGATTGGTCTTACTTCTGGCGCAAGCCTGATGTACGAAAATATTGCGAGACCAACTTCGCTCACGTCGGCGCAAAGGCTCGTGAACTTGATGTTAGGGTGTCTATGCATCCTGGTCAGTTTACTGTACTTGCGTCAGATAATCCTGACATAGTAAATAGAAGTATAGAGGAGTTTGAATATCATGTTGATTGCATCAGATGGATGGGCTACGGCCAACAATTCCAAGACTTTAAATGTAATGTCCACATATCGGGTAGACAAGGTCCAGCCGGTATCATCAATGCTCTCCCAAGATTATCTCAAGAGGCGAGAAACGTTATTACGATCGAGAACGACGAGATGTCGTGGGGCATCGATGCGTCACTCGAACTTGAAAAACATGTCGCACTCGTACTTGACATACACCATCACTGGGTGCGTACAGGAGAATACATACAACCCTCCGACGATAGATATCATCGCGTAGTTGACAGTTGGCGTGGTGTACGTCCTACTATTCATTACAGTGTATCACGTGAAGACTTACTTGTAGGACATGATCCTGACGTATTACCTAACATGGACGAATTACTTGAACAAGGCTTTAAGAAACAAAAACTACGAGCTCACAGCGATATGATGTGGAATCATGCTGTTAATGACTGGGCTCTACAGTTTAACGACTCTGCAGACATTATGGTAGAGTCTAAACATAAGAACCTTGCTTCACACAGACTGTTAGAACATAAGGTAAATACAGTATGCGATTTAAACAAATCAAATCCTGTGAACGAACCAAAGCAAGAACTTGTCAGTGCGAAAGCCTAAGCAAGATTACTGAAGCAGAAGACTCAAATGTTGTAGCCGTATGTGACTTAGTCCATTCGGACACTGTTAAAGGTACTATCTTCTTTATGCAAGGACCAGGCACTGCTACTCTTATAAAGGGTAAGATAACTGGGTTAACTGAAGGTGAACATGGATTTCATGTACACGAATTTGGCGATTTATCCAACGGATGCGAGAGTGCAGGCGGGCATTATAATCCAGACGGGGTAAAGCATGGAGATCTCAAAAATGGCCATGTCGGTGATTTAGGAAATATCACAGCCGGATCTGACGGGATATCAGATTTTTCAATTAAGGCAGAACGTATTGACTTAATAGGCGAAAGAAGTATTATTGGTAGAGCAATAGTAGTTCACGAAAACACAGATGATTTGGGTAAAGGCGGAGACGCTGAATCGTTGAAAACCGGAAACGCAGGTGAAAGATTGGCTTGTGGGGTAATTACACTTACAAACGGAGAAAAGAAATGATATCATTTATTAAATCTCTCTTTGGTGCTGGAGAAAAGAAAACTTTGAAACTTTCAGATCACATTGCTAACAAGAAAGTAAAAAGCACAAGTACGAAACAAGCACCTTTAATTTTAGTGCCATCTAAAGCAGACATGTCTAAGATGACAAAAGCAAAATTAGAAGAAATGGGTCGAACACACGGTATTGAGTTAGACAAACGTCTTACAAAAGATAAACTTGTAACTCAATTACGTAAACACATGAACGACAAAAACAAAGGGTAAACAAATGAAAAATTGGATTCAAAACAGACTTGATGAACGAACTTCTTGGGACGGCGCTATGCTTGTCGCAGTAGGAGTTATTGTCCTAATTGCAGGACCATTTGCTAAATTAGCGGCATACGCGGCGATTGGCTACGGTGCTTGGACTATTTGGAAGTCTGAATAATTATAGTTGATCTATTGTAAGTAAACTATCCACAGTAGTGTTTAGTTTGCGCCTTTGCTCAGCACCTTTCTTTTGTGCAAAACGTTTAGGATCGCATTCTGGACACACGTGGTTATAAGCATTATCTAATCTTTTAGGATCTACTTGTCCTTTGTCGCGTTTAAATTCTTCGTGACAGTTATCACATTCAAATATTATTACAGTCTTAATACGCTTGTATGAATGGGGTTTGCCTTTTTTAGACTTCCTGCTATACCACTTAACTTCTTGTTCTGTTCTATTAAACATACAAGTATTTACCTGTTTACATTCGGATTACAAAATATAAACTAAATAATAGTAAGGAAACAAAATGACAGCAGTAGTGCAACTAACAGAAAATGCAGTAGAACGCATGACAAATATGTTAAATGAAAACGATCAGCAAGTGGTACGTTTATCAATCAAAGGCGGCGGCTGTGCTGGTTTCACGTACGACTGGGCATTAGATACAGCATCACATAAAGGTGATGAAGTTATTAAACTGCCAAACGGAGAGTTTGCTATCGATGATACAAGTGTAATGTATTTGTTAGGTAGTACAATAGATTATAAAAAAGAAGTATTTGGTTCTTACTTCACAATAGAAAACCCTGCTTCAACATCAAGTTGTGGTTGTGGTGAGTCAATAGGATTTTAAAATATGTCAAAACAAACAGTTAATATCGGTGTAGAGGGTAATGATGCTACCGGTGATAGTATTAGAGACGCCTTTAGTAAAGTAAACACAAACTTTAGTGAACTTTATGCAGTATTTGGACAAGGTGGTACTATTAGATTTACTGCACTTTCAGACACACCAGATGAATTAGGTGCTAACAAGATTCCGGTATCCAATGATACTGGGTCATCGTTGTTAATGAAAACTGTTGAAGGCGGAACTGGTATCTTAATTGATAATACCGATCCTACTAAACTTGTTATTACAAATAGTGGTGGTGCAATTAGTTCAGACTTACAACCAACTATTGGTGGTTACTTAAACGGTTCAGGAAATTATACACTTGGTAACATTGGTCCAATTACAGATCAAGCGGCAACAGATTTTAATACAAC